CATGCCTGCATCTGGATTTAAATCAGCACCGCCGCCCATAGCGCCGCCACCTAAAGACATATCACCTGCTGGAGCTTCTTCGCCTGCTAGTTGACGTACTGCTGTGTCAGCTTGCTCACGACCGCTGGCCAATGATTGGTATAGGTTGCCTAACAATGGAGTGATTGCGCTCTTAAATGCTTCAGCTTGCTCTGCACCAATTTGATCACGGACTGTGTCAACTAAGGCAGGTACTTGTTCGTTTTGAACTTTGCTAACTTTTTCTAGCATGTCTTGTAGGCTATCAACGATATCCTTTGCGGCTAGAACAGCTTCGCTCTTGCCCATTTCGCTTTCAAATAAACCTTGTTCGCTACTCATCCAACGATCAAGACCTTCCTTGACTAGCATAAGTTCCATATACTTTGGATTCTTTTCAGCAGTATGACTGCCAAATGATTTTTTAATAGCACCAATGTTTTCACTTAGGGCCTTGCTCAAACGTTGAGCTTTAGCATAAGTTAGATTATCATAGTCTACAGTAAAGCCAAAGCGGCTTTCCATGACTTTGTTAATCTTTTGTGGTGTTACTTCGGTACGCATTTCAGAGAGTCTCATTTTGTTTATTCCCAAACTTTATTATATTTAGCAGTCCTATGTATTTTTGATATTCTATCCCGAGCCATTTCTAGCCTAGTTTGCGCTATTTCTAGCCTACTCTGACGAATATCTACGATATTATAGTCCTTTTGTTGTGTAGCACGTTCAATTGTACGACGCAGATTCAATACATCTGTATAGTTCTTATTTATTTCCGTATCCAGAGTTAGTATTTCATCTGCTGTCCAATAATTGAACTTGATAATATATATGGTATACAGTATAGCTGAAATCTTGCTTTCAAAACGATGTACAAATTCACTGTTGTGATCATAAACATCGCAGGTTTTATTAGGATGTACGTGCAGTCTATATAGTCCAACACGATAGCCGTCTGCTGTGGCGATACAAACTGGGTTTCTATCCCTGGTTTGTAGCTTGCCTAATTCGTGATTGGTCCAGCGTTTAATGTAATCAGTTACTTGACCGATTATTTGATCTGCTTGTGGATTGGCTAATTTTGGTGAGGGTTTTTTCTTAACGAATTTTTTTCGTGTATGTGATTTGACCATTTTCATTACGACGCAACAATATATCCTGCATCGTTAGTTGATTAGCAATTAATTGCTCGCGCTCATTTAGCGCATTCTTTGATATATTAGATTCGTGCTGGAACCGGCCCAGCAAATCTGCTTGTTCGTTTGTAACGGCAATCTGCACGTTATTTAATAGTTCGACTATTTTCATTATTTTGTTGCTAAGTGTACAACTACACCAAGCACCGCTGTTAGTAGTGCTACAAAAATAGCAGTACCAATAGTAATCAAGGTCTTGTTACCTTCATTGCCTACTTTTCCTAGAGCATCTTTAATGTCTACAATATGTCCTTCTAGCTTATCCATACGGGTGTCTAGACTGTTTAGTTTATTTTCCAAGTTAGAATACCTCTCAGCACATAGTTCTACGTGCGCCTCGAGACTCTTCTTTTCTATATCGGTAGATGACATACCCGCTTTTTCCATAGTTAAGCGATGCGATTTTGTTGAGCCTGTATGTGCCGTAATAATGAGCCTTAATGGTGCCGTAGCATCAAGTAATATTTATCGCCGGCTGTATGGCCTTAAAGTATATGTTTTTAATTGTACCGTAAGGATAAAAGATGGGCAACATAAAACGTGCAGTTTCATCTAGCCCAGTTATGATAGGTACCTGCTCGAAATCTTTTTGCAAGCCACCTAAGGGTTTGTTGTCTAAATCGTATATACCAGAACTTTCCACAGTCCAGAACCAAGTCCAAACTCGTTGCTCACCGGTATAAAAATCACCAAAGTCACAGTTCTTCATTGACTCTGGAGAACACACTGGCAATTGAATATTATGAGGCTGTGTACGTAATCCAAGGCATTGTATTACTGTTTCCCAATTACGTTGTTGATTACGTTCAACGCTGTCAGGATCGTTACTGCGAGTCATGCCCGTGGCAGTAATATCTACTAAACTGACACCTTGGAAGAATTGTAAATTAGACATGATAAACATATTTAGCGGTCATAAAAAAAGCACAACGAATTGTGCTTTCTTTATTTGTTTTAAAAAAGCTATTAAGCGATTTTGAAACCTGTTGTGCTTGTAACAGTAGCGGCGTTAGCCCAAACGTTACCTGTACCCAATGCTGTGGATAGGTTACCTTGTGCTGTAATACGATTACCGATGTTTGTTGTTGTGTTACCAGCTGCCTCAACCAATACGCTCAACTGACCTGAGTCAACTTGATACATAACGATTGTGCTGTCGATAGCGATAGTACGTAGAATTGTTTCTACTGGACCACCAGTTGCGCTGTCTGTAGACGCAAATGCTTGGCTCTTACCTAATAATACTTTAATTGCTGTTGGGTTCTTTGTTAAACCTGTAGCGATAATTGTTGCTAATGTACCATCTGTTGCCGCGTCAACGTTGTTTACGCCTTGTGCATCACCTGCATAACGTGTCTGAATTGCCATTTTAAATCTCCTTAAATGTGTGCGTTTTCCGCATGTAATTATTTATACAAATTCTAAAAAAATGGTATTTTAGAGTATTATTTGCTAAAAAGTGCTTGGCTAAATGTGCCACGCTGTACTAGTTTTACTGGTCCTTGTGGAGTACTAAACACAAATCCCTCGCCCTCTGGACGACCGTTTACAAACTGTTGCATACCCTGTATTTGTTTTTCCAACTGTTGGGCTAGATTAATTTTAAAAGCATATACAGCATTCCAAATATTTAGCAAGCCTGTAAGCCCTTTAGCATTTCTGTACAAGTATCCGCCAAAGTTTTCGCCTACTAATTTGTTGTACTGAACTTTGCTAACATTGTTGGCCAACCAATCGGGTAACTCTTCTGTGGTTTGTCCTGTTATACTCTTGTTGGTATATGTCTTAATTGCGGCTTGTGCTACTTTATCAAGTCCAGCTAAAAACTTATCTGATATTGCGCCGTACTGTTTTACTGCTGTAGCTGCCGCACGATGTACTTGCACAGGATCATCTAATTTAAACTTAATGCCGGCGCTAGGAGTTAAAATAGCCACTGAGCCATCAAGTTTTAATCCTTGCCCATTCCATGGTTGTGGTTTAGCTTGTTCGTCTGACAAATATGTATGCACTACTACACCACCAGCACGACCTTTAATTATCTGCCCAACATTGCTTTTAACAGGAATATGATATTCTACCACATTAGGCTTAAACACGTACATACCATTTTTAGGCTGTAGTGGTTGGCTCCATAGTAAGTCTCCCCAAAAGAAACCCCCACTGGATCCTACTGCTTGATCTAGTCCTGCCCATATGTTATTGATACGTTGGTATAAGTCGCCGCGATTAGCCCCACGTGCTTGATCATACTCAACCCACCCTTGCGGACTGGTTACACGACCATTGGGCTTGTCAAACATATACTTGTCTGTAACAATTAGTTTACCATCAGCATTGCGACCAAATACCAGTGCAGGAATACCGTCCCATTTAATAGTAACACTACCAGGATTTTCAATTACATACTCTAATGCTTGTATCATTCCTGCGGCTGCTTGGCTACCATCAAAAATAGCATCTTCGGGGTGCGGAGTGCGTACTGGTGCCGCGGCAACTTCGTTAAGAAATTGTAATTCCATTAGAATAATTCCTTAACCATGTCAAGGCCTTGTTGTATCTTTTGTCTGTCTTGTTCTGCACGAGCTTGTGCTTCTGGTGTACTTGCTTTATCACGCTTTTTACCAGCAATATCTATTTGTGCTTTTTCTTCATAGCGTTGCCAGAACTTGTTAATAAAGTCGCCAGCGTCAGTAAAGTTTTTAAAGTCGCCTTGGCCAAACATTCCGTTTAACTCACAGCTTTCTGCAAATCCTTTAACACCGTTAACCAGCTTACTGATCTTAACATCGTTAATGTCATTGCCGGGAAATTGTTTTAGCATTGGTGCAATCTTGGGCTTTTTAATTCCCAACTGATTCGCTTCGTAGACAAATGTATCTAGAATAAATGTTGCAGGATTAGTTGTTACTGTAAATACTTCTGTGCCTTTTTGTTTACTGAAAGGCAAATGTTGACCGTCAACGACTTTTAATTGTACACCTGCGTGTTGAATACTTAGATCAAGTAACTCGCCTAATACGCTGTACATATTACCAGTTAACAATCCTTTAACTCCACGCTCAGGAGTAACACGAGTGGCACCCCAATTAGCCAGTCGCTCTGGGTGCCACATAAAATCTATCTGTACGTAATCGTTAGCACCTACTCGAAAAATAGGATGGCCAGGTTTACTTTCGCTGGTATCTACATAAGGAGCATGGCCAGCTTGAACAAAATCAAAAGTTGCTTTATTCCAGTATGATGTAAACTGTGCAAAGCTAACACCTTCGGCTTCTGGAGCAATCATTTGCAAGTCAATATCACCGTAGACTTTATCTGGATGTTCTTCGGCGTCTTGTTCGTGATAAGCACTAGATCCAGTAGGACGGCCACGTTTAATAGTGCCAATGCCTTGTGCTTGTGCAAACTTATTAAAGTCAGCAACAAACCGATCAACTACTTGTAGGGCCACTGCTACAATCTTAGGATGTAGTACTGTGCCTTGTGTAAGTGTTGTATCCCACCCACCTTCGAGAATAATATCTTTTATTCTCATAGGTTATGTCCTAGTTTACGGAACCAAGCGGCTGTACCTGCTTGCGGTGCTTGCTCAGGAAGTGTTAACATGCCTTTGGCTACATCTTGTTTAGCTTGTGCTAGTTTACCTTCTTTGTCTGGGTCGTTTTCTAATGCGGCCATAATAGTTGCAGTAGAGTTTAAGTCTGTGGCTTTGGCACTGGGATTTAACAGTAGTTTAGCCGCGTCATTGCGATTGTCAGCTACTACGGTGTTGTCATCGCGGCGCATGACTGTACCGCCAAATGCATCTACTTTAAGTCCCAAGAACTTGGCAATTGAGTTTAGTAAAATGTACATATGACTGGCTTTGAAATTAGGATCATCGTACATACCACGCGGACCGTGTTGATGCCAGTCTGCTACACGTTTAGCATCAGCAATAATCATTAAGTCTACTTGTGCATACAAAGTATTGCCTTTGGCATCTTTGTAAGGAACGTCAACGTGAACATTACGTCCTTTAACGGCTACAGCATATCCTTTAGCTTGATAGTATTGTGCTAGTGCTTGCTTGGCGGCCTTTTCATCTGTAGAGCCAAAGTTTTTAATTGTGGCTTTTGCATCAAGGAATAGGTCAATATCACCCGACTCAACTTTGTATCCAGCAGATCCGATGTCTGCCATTACTTGTTTTTGTAGTGCGCTGGGTAAATCTCGTTTAACTGTATCTACTACCGTAGCTACATTTTCTTTAGCTACAGGACCTGTGTTGTCAAATACATTACCGCCTTCATATAGATACATTACTTACTCATCCGTTGTTTTCTTGATGTCCTAATGGCGGCATTTCTGGCTTTTCTATCTAGTACAAATTTGTTTGGTATGTCGGGATCAGGTATGACTGGAATTTTCTTATAAGATTGGGCGGCTAATCGGTTAAGACCATCGATACTTGCTGGGTGGTTCATTGGATGGGTAATGCTGTAATCGTCAGGACCACCTAGTTTCATATACCATACGTTTTTATAGCTCTTAAAATAGTCTTGACCACCTGGTCCTGTGACCAGAATTACTGTTCCTTCGGGAGGAGTGACAGGAGGGACCGCAGCGGGAGGAGTACCAGGTGGAACAGCGGTAGATTGTGCTGTGTTTTCCGGTTTGTTGGGAGGGGTACCAGGTGGAACAGCGGTAGATTGTGCTGTGTTTTCCGGTTCGTCGGGAGGGACTTTTTTCTTTGCTAAGTCTTTCATGCCAGCTTGGTATTTGATTTCAATTTTTATTTTTTTACTTGCATTACTAACCATATTGTTAGCATCCGCAGGAGAAACACCTTTGGCTATGATGGCATTTAAAATTTTTGGTTCAACTTCATCTATGATGGCATTTAAAATTTTTGGTTCAACTTCATTAATATCTACATCTGTCTTAGAAAGTGCATCTCTAAACATTTGTTCAACTTCATTGGGAACAACAACCATGTCTTTGTTATTACGAGTGTTTTGCCATTGTTTTCTCTTAGCGTTTAGATTACCAAACCAATCGTATACACCTTCTTGAACTATGTCATTAATCTTCACCGCGCAATCTCCTAACACCTCTTTTGAACTTCTCAGGTTCTTGCGTACGGATGCTGTTGATTAATCTACGTTCTAGTTCATCTGCTTGTGCAGGTTCGTAGTTTTCACGTATGTAGTTAATAAGATTAATAGCGCCAGATATAACATGACTAGCACGACTTTCCACAAGATTTTCACGATCTTTGTGTACTAGTAGTGTGTCTAGTTCGTCTAGGATGCTACGAGCTCGCTTTTGCAAGATTTACTCCAATTTGTTATATTTATACTGGTTTTGGTTAATCTTGCTTGCTTTTAAGTCCTGCCAGCATTTGCTTTAGTTTATTGCTTTCAACGCTGGCAGCGGGTACTTTTTCATAGACTTCTCCAGTGTCTGCATCTATATTAGGCTTTATTGTTGTGCTGGTTTTAATACTGTTTAAAATGTTATTGCTAGGTTTGTATCCACCACCATTGCCAGCTTCTTGTGCATCTGGGCCTGGATCTGTAATACGCATAGTTTCAATGTTGTATTCCAAGTCAATCTTTTGCCCTACGCCTGTACTACTACGTGACTTCATACACTGAATTTGATAACGTCCACGTTCTTTCATAGCACGGCTTGTAAAGATACCAAACACGTTATCTGCTGTATTGATCTTACTAATACCACCTGCAATATGGCTATGGTCAAATTCAATTTCTTCCACAGCTGAACGATTTAACTGCGACGCTGTTACCATTAAGATACCCAACTCTTTGGCCAAGTTACGCAATTCTTCACTAACGTATTTGTCTTTGATAAACTGATCATTGGGGTTAACTTTAACTGAAACTGGCATTACCAAGTCCAAGTAGTCTACCATAACAAAGTCAACTTTAATACCTGTTTGAATTTGCACTTCTTTTAAGTAACTACGAATATCATTGACATTACTTTGTGCTGGTAATCCTTTAACTCGATATTGTCCAGCTTTCTTTGATACCATCTTAACTTTAAGTGTAGTGGTATCAATATCCTTACGAATATCTTTTGTGCTCATACCTGACAACATCGCGTCTGTACGTAACGAAGTTAGTTCCTCAGATAGTTCTAGAGTAATATATACCCCGCTCAATCCTGCTTGTAGCCAGCTGAGTGCTATGTTCATCATAACTAAGGATTTACCCGAACCTGAACCTCCAGCAAAAATATTAAGTTCGCCTCGACTAAACCCACCGTACAAGATCTTGTCAACACTAGGCCATCCTGTACTTACTTGTCCGCCACTATTGTAATATCGATCAATACGTGCTTTAGGATCGGCAAAGTAATCTGTACCCATATCTCTAGTTAAACTAATCTGCACAGCATCTTTGATTAGTTTTTCTACTGGATCGTAATCACCTTCTTCTAGCAAGTCTGCGGCTTTAAGAATAGCACGGCTAAGTTCTTCTTTACGTGTAAAAAGTTCAAACTCTTTCATAAACCAATCTTGATGACTATCACCAGCGTCCGGAATTGGGCGTAGTTCTACACCTGTTACGGCTTTAATCTGTTCATATGTAGGAAGTGTTTTAAATTCTGTAGTATGATTTTTAATAAACTCCGCCACAGGGCGTAGACTGCGATCAAAGTTTTCTGGATTGTAAATATTTTGCACTCGCACATAACTTTGTGCATCTTGCATCATCATTTC